CTGCATTTGTTCTTTTATGCGCCCAGAATTACTGCTTTGCAGTCGGTGGGCCTGCGTATGCAAGCGAGAACGAATGCATTGCTGATTTTATGCAGAACGGAGTTCCCTCTTTGCAGGTGAAATATCCAACGTATACAATCATGCAAGTTAAATGTTATGAATGGGAAAAGCAGGTGAAGTCCTAATGCCGTATTCTAAGTATAGCCCAAAGCAAAAGAAGTTAGCCGCAGTGGCTCCACCACGCAAGAAAATTACTGGCGCAGACTTGAAGAAGCTGAGCAAAAGCAAAAAAGGTAAGAAGAAATGAATGCAGGACAGGCATTAGGCTTATTGGCTGGCTTGGGCGCTGTTAATGCGCTAGGCGGTGGTAGATTAGAGGAAAGGCTTGGTGGCAGGGCCGCAACAGGCAAACGCTTTACTGGCTTGCTAGATATGTTGGATGGCGGCGGTGCAGGCGCATCTGGCGATAAGTTTGAGGGTGGTGGCTTAGTTTCGATGCTGGGCAATCTTTTTGCTAAACCTCTGCAGGCGCAGGAGCGTGTTGAGCGGATTGCTAAGGTTGTAAGGGACGAAAAAGCAGCTCCCTTGACTTCATCCGCAGAGACTTCCGAAAAAGAAAACAGTCTTCTTTCCGCGGCGCTAGCAAACATTGAGCGCCAGCGTGGCCTTCAGCAAGATTTATCTGATCCGCGTGATCAGCAAGGCGCTACTGCATTTCGCACCCCACAGGCTTCAGATTATCCAAGCATGAGTATGCCATACATAGAAGGCTACACAGCTCCGACTGGCGCAGCTAGCGAAGAAACTGGCCTTCTTAGCGGAAACCAAGCCGTCCCATCTATGGTAAACTACAATCCATCAGTGCCGAGTTTACTTGCGTTTGCTCAGGATAGGGATTTTCTTTCTCCCGTCGTGCAGCAAGATTATGCGGATTATTTGGAATATCTAAACACAGGGCGCTACCCACGTGACTAAAGACCCCCGCCTCGCCCGCGCTGGAGTATCGGGTTATAATAAGCCCAAGCGTACTCCAAGCCATAAAACCAAGTCACACGTAGTTGTGGCAAAAGAAGGCGATAAGGTTAAGACTATTCGCTTTGGCCAGCAAGGCAAGACGGGCGATAAAACTATGACAAAGCGTGCTAAGTCGTTTAAGGCGCGTCATGCGAAAAACATAGCCAAGGGCAAGATGTCTGCGGCTTACTGGGCCAACAAAGTGAAGTGGTAGACCATATAGTAATATATATGCTATAAATAGCCAATCTTAGGAGTTTAACATGGCAATTACAACCTACGCAGATTTAAAGACTGCAATCGGGGATTGGCTAAACCGCGCTGACCTTGATGAAAAAATCCCAGACTTTATTGATTTAGCGGAAAGCACTCTAAACGACGTGCTGCGTAGCGCCGATATGGTTGCGTCAAATACAACTGCAATCACATCTGGTCGCGCCGCGTTGCCAGCGGATGCGCTAGAGGTCGTGTACGCGCAGGTCGCGTCTACTGAGGATGAGCCGTTAGAGCAAATTACGCCGCAGCAGCTTACAATGCTACGCCGCACGCGCACACGTTCTGCGGCAAACCCGCGCTTCTTTGCAATCATTGGTCGTGAAATGGTTGTAACGCCGTCACCGTCTGGCTCTCTGTCGATTGACATTGACTACTACCAACGCATTCCGTCTTTGCGCTCTGGTGCGTCAGACGGTACAAACTGGCTTCTGACAGATGCGCCGCATGTGTATCTTTACACGTCATTGCTGCATGCAACGCCATTCCTAATGGATGACGCGCGTTATCAGGTGTTCAACAACACAGTGTCGCAGCAAGTTATGGCGGCAGTCAAGTCGCAGCAGACGCTATCGTTTGATGACGTTAAATCCGCTGGCTTCTCGTTGTCTGCGCCTGCTGACGTTGCATCTGCTCAACAATCTGCATTGGCTGCTGTTAGCAACGCTGCAAACAACGCATAAGGTGACACATGCCATCGACATACGCGGAACTCAAAGACCAAGTTAGAAACTTCATCAATAAGCCTGACATCGATCAGACGATTGATACGTTCATTGACTTGGCGGAAGCAGACATCGCGCGCAAGGTTCGCCATTGGAAAATGGAAAAGCGCGCGACAGTTCAGCTAGACGATCAGTATTCGCGTGTGCCGACTGACTGGCTAGAGAGCATTCGCTTTTACTTGAGCGGTGGTGATACTTATGAGCTAAAACAGGTTGGTCACGCTGAAATTATTAATCGCCGCATGAACTCAGGAAATACATCTGGCAGGCCAAAGTATTATACAATGAGCGATAGTGCGTTTGAAATATATCCAACGCCTGACGCTGAGTATACAGCAGAACTCCTGTATTACGCTAAAAACGAGGCTCTGTCTGATAGCAACACATACAACTGGCTACTGCAGGATGCGCCTGACGTTTATCTGTATGGCACGTTGATGCATACTGCGCCGTTCTTGGGTGATGATGCGAGACTGCCAGTTTGGGCCAACCTGTATCAATCTGCGTTGGATAGTGTTAATCTTGCCTCAGAAAAATCGCGCACACAAAGCACTGGTTTGCGCATGAGTATTAGGAGTTACTAATGAGTTTTACAGACTATCTTGAAGATAAGATACTGGGGCATGTGTTTGAAGGCACGGCCTACACCGCGCCATCGACGTTATACGTTGGGCTGCACACGTCTGCGTCTAGCGATAGCGCGGCAGGCACTGAGGTGTCTGGCGGGTCTTACGCGCGTCAAACTGCTACGTTTTCTGTCAGTGGCACAAGTCCAACGGAAGCGACGACGGGTTCCGCGATTGAGTTTCCTGCGGCTACGGCGTCGTGGGGTACAGTGACATACGCTGGCGTTTACGACGCGTCTAGCGGTGGAAATTTGCTTGCATATGCACAGCTTACCGATCCAAGCGATTTTACTACTGCCTTGCCTAAGACGATTGAAACGGGCGACATTTTTCGCATTTCTGCTGGAAACTTGAAAATACGATTGGACTAATCGATGGCTACTATTGTTACCCGTTCTGGGAAGGGTTCACCGCTCACACATGCAGAGGTGGACAGCAACTTCACTAACCTGAATACAGATAAACTGGAGCTGTCTGGCGGCACCATGACGGGTAACTTGTCCTTCGGTGACAACGACAAAGCCATCTTCGGCGCTGGGAATGACCTACAGATATATTCAGACGGTACAACGGGCCAGATTACAGGCAATGTCAATATCACGGGTACTTTGACCAGCGATGGGCTGACTGTGGATGGGACAGGGGTGGAGGTTATTTCTGTCAACTCGACACAAAATGGTGCGCAAATTAACTTTGACAGCGCATCAACTTCAGTAGACTGGTCTATTGGTGTATCCAACAACGCTGATGGTGACTTCTTAATTTATCAAAGTGGTTCAGGCAGCGGTGACATAAACCTTTACACAGGCGGCTTAAAACGCCAAGAAATAAACCGAAACGGCGACATCAGCTTCTACGAGGACACAGGCACCACGCCAAAGTTCTTCTGGGATGCGAGTGCTGAGAGTTTGGGCATTGGGACGACAAGCCTATCAACAAACTCAATCATCAAAGAAGTCCATATTAATTCTCCATACACCAACGGTGTGTCTCGTCTTAGGTTATCATCTTCTGTAGAAAATATGGAAGCAGCAGTAGGTCTTACTGGTTACCTTGGTGACGATGCTTTATATTTTGCAATTGGTTCAAGCGGCGATGGTAGTGCCACAGAACGCATGCGCATCGACAGCAGCGGCAATGTTGGCATTGGGACGACTTCGCCAGATAGCTTTAACGTAGACGCTAGAAACCTCGTTGTCGGGACTGGCAGCGGCGACCAAGGCATTTCTATTTACGCTGGTTCAAGTTCTGATAGTTCTATTTTCTTTGTTGATGGTACTTCTGGGACATCCCAGTATCGGGGTCAAATAAGATACCGCCATGGTGTGGACAGCATGTCATTCCTTACTAGTGGCGGTCAAGAACGCATGCGCATCGACAGCAGCGGTAATGTTGGCATTGGGACGAGTTCGCCAGCTAGTTTATTGCACCTAGATCAGGGTTCTGGT